CGGTGCTAATCCCGAATTTTTCCGAAAACCAGCTGGCCACACCGGATGCCCAGGATTTCACTACGTTCTGGGATGTGGTCTGTTCATTGGTCACCCCCTGGTTGAATCCTGCTACCGTGTTTGAGCCAATTCCGGCCAGAACCGTTGACGGGCTGTGGATGCCCAGCAGGCTCTTGATGCCATTCACGAACGGGTCTGTAATGTTGGCCTTGATGAACGCGCCCGGGTTGGAGAAGAACTCCTTGACGCCGTTGCAGAATCCATCCCACAAGTACTGCCCCATCCCCGCCATGACAGTGGATGGGCTGTGGATGCCGAACCCTGCCTTGATTCCGTTTATGAATGGGTCCACTATATTGGTCTTAATCCAGGTGACCACACCTTTGGCTGCATCGACTATCCCCTTAAGCATCCCTTCCCATATATTCCCGCCACATTCCTCTATCTTCCCGTTAAAATAATCCTTTGCCGCCGTGAAGCCATCTGCTATTAAGGTACCGATGAAGTTAGCCAGTGCACCAAAAACAACCCCTAGAGCGGAGGTCAGCAGCGTGAATATCTTTCCGGCCAGACCGGTCCAGTCCACCGCCTCAATACAGTCTATGATGCCCTGTACGAACGAGGCCCAGTCCGTCTCCTGTACCACGGTGATCAGGAAGTCCAGGATTCCGATGACGAACGTGCTTAAGGCCTCCCCGGCCTGCGCCCACTGGAAGGTCTGGAAGAACGTGCTGATTCCGGTTGCAACCTGGTTACCAAATTCCGTCCAGTCAAAGGTAGCCGCAAACTCAAGAAGTGCGGCAAATGCGCCATTAAGCCCCGCAGCCAGCAGATAGCCGAACTGTCCCCAGTCAATTGCCCCTGCGATGCCCATGAGGCAGGTCGCAAAGGCAGCTCCGATTGCCCCCCAGTCTGTGCCAATGATGAATCCTAACAGACCGGATATCTGTGCCTGGAAGTATGCTCCAATGGTTGCTCCTACAAGATTCCAGTCAACCGTATCAATCATCCCCATCAGGCCTATCCCCAGTGCATTGCCCAGCATGAACCAGTCAATCTGCGTGAGTAACAGGTATAGGGTATTGGCCAGGGTGTTGATTCCCGTACCCATCATGATTCCGATGGAATACCAGTCAATTGTGGCAACCAGGCTATTAAACATGGTCGTGAACGCTGTTACGAATGCTGTTATCTGAGCCCCTACATTGTCCCAGCTGATAAACTCCGTGAAGCTTTGTACTGCCTCGTTAATCTTCTGGCCTATCAGCTGGCCGATGCCTTCCCAGTCCCCGGCTGCGAACATCTCCTTCAGCTGGTTAGCAAAATCACTGATGCCCTGGTCAATACCGACTGTCTCAAACATATCGGATGGGCTGGCTCCACCTCCTCCGCCTCCGGATGCATCCGCGCCCTGCTGCTGTATCTGTACAAGGTCATCAAATGGTGCCAGGGCTTTCTTTGCCTCTTTACCGGC